CATATAAGAAGAACAATTCTTAATAATGTACATAAGTCGCTTAGATCGTTCTGGATCTTTAATGTTTTTAATTTCTTGTATTGTTTTATCGAATGCCATCATTTCTAATTTATCCTTATTAATCATTTTATATATACATCCTATCATACTTTTCAGATCCTGTCAAACAAAATCGGGACTCGGTGTGCCGATTGTCTGTAAGTCCTTATAAAACAATCGTTTACTGCCATTCTCGACCACGTTCCGAAGTCATTGAATTAGTTGACCTTCCGTCCTGTTGGGTCTGAGCTTCGCGTTTAATAGTAGACTTATAAATAGAAGAAATAGATACATTTCCCGGTGCCCGAGAGGTGAAAGCTGCTTTAGTCGTGCCTTTAATAATATGTTTGGTTCGAGTTTTTCTCATTGGTATTTTTTGAATTTCGATTTTTGTGTCTTTGTAGTTCATTTTGTTTTCCTTATTCTCATTTAATATACTACTATGCTAACATGATTTCTAGGAGATGTCAAATAAAATCGGGACGTGGTGTGCCGATTCTCTGTAACTCCTTTATATACAAGGACTTACAGAAACATCATTAAGAAGGTCATTGCACAGATCATTAATAGTACCAAAATATCGGTTAATATTTCTTTAATTGTCATAATTTTTAACTCCTTATTAATCAATAATATAGTACTATGCTAACATACTTTCTAGGATAAGTCAAGAAAAATCGGGAGCAACAAGTCCTTATTTTACAAGGGTTTACAGACAATCGGCCAAGTCCTTATTTTAAAAGGACTTACAGAACATCTTTAATAAGTGTTATAAATACATATACGGGAAACTATATTAATAGGAGAGCAGAAAATTATGAAAACGTATCAAGACCTAATGGAAGGTAAGCCAAAGAAATGGGCTGATATCAAGGATAGGAATACGAAAAAAGATGCATCACAATTTCTTAAAGCACTTGATGTAGGACAAGTTCTTGGTTATAGTATTGAACACCAGGAATTTTATATCTATGATTCTGAGAAAGATTTTAAGGATGCTCAAAAGGGTACTAAAGGGAAAGCTATGCAATGGGTAAAAGTTGAAGGGTGGATTCAACACGGTATTGCTGTGAATGAAGCATATAAACCTGGTAAATTTAATTTCAAAGCAGCTGTTAAACTTGGTATGTTACAAAAAGATGATGAGAAACCTATCCTCTCTATGAAGAAAAAAGGCTGGGAAGTATATGAGTTTATTTTAACTAGTAAGGGTTTTGAATTGATAATGAAAAAAGGATCTGAAGAAAAGAAGTTTATTGACAAACGACCCGATTATGTTTTAAAACAAGCTGACAAGAAAATATAACCAATGCCTGTTTTTACAAAACCACTTTCAACGAATGTAAGAAGCTGGACCGATCTTGATTTGGATTTTTTAGCTCATCCTGTCACTAAGGATATAGTTGTAAAAAAAGATGTTGAGGCTGTTAAGAGATCGGTAAGAAATCTTATAATGACTAATAAGTTTGAAAGACTATTTCAGCCAAAAATTGGAAGTGGTATCAGAGGTATATTATTTGATCTAGTAGGACCTACCACTGCTGTTGTTTTACAAGATGAAATAAGAACGGTAATTAATAATTACGAACCAAGAGCAGAACTGGTTGATGTTAGAGTAATAGGTGACATTGATAAAAATGGTTATTATGTAACAGTAAAATTTACACCTCTAAATTTTCCCGAACCAGTAACAATCGAATTTTTCCTTGAGAGGGTAAGATAAATGGCATCAACAGATAAAATTCAGATAACAGATTTAGAATTTAGTAGTATCAAAGATAATCTAAAAAATCATCTTTCAGCTCAATCACAATTTCAAGACTATGATTTTGAAGGCAGTGGTATGAGTGTGTTGTTGGATGTCCTTGCATACAATACTCATTATATGGGATACTATGCAAACATGCTTGGTAATGAGATGTTTTTGGATTCATCTTCACTTAGAGAATCTGTTGTATCTCATGCAAAAGCTTTGGGTGTTACTCCAAATTCTGTTAAACCTGCCACTGCAAAATTAGACTTTGTTTTTACACCAGGAGGCACACCGACTTCTTTGACGATTGAAAAGAATACGCAATTTGTGTCAAAAATTAATGGTATCAAATTTAAATTTGTAACTACTAAAACAACTACAGTTCCAAGATCAATATCTGATACTTATGTCGTTACGGGTATTGAAATAAGAGAAGGAAAAATTCTTAATAAATCATATGTAGTAGATACGTCTAATACTATACAGAGATTTATTATTCCTAATTCAGATGTTGATTTAAATACATTGTTAATTAATGTTCAACAATCAGCTTCAAATTCCACAGTTGATACATATACAAATGGTAATGCTATAGATGTTACAACTGTTAAGTCAACAGATAAAGTTTATTGGGTGCATGAAGTAGAAAATAAACAATATGAAATTACATTCGGTAATGGTGCTATAGGTAAACAATTGTCGGATGGTAATATTATTTTTATTGAGTACTTGGTTACATCAGGAGCAGCTGCAAATCAGGCCAATCTATTTACTGCAAACACAACCGTTGCTGGTTTGAATCCATCACAATATATTTTATCAACTAATACCGCAGCAACTGGAGGGTCAGATATTCAGTCCATCGAATCACTTAAATTTCTTACTCCAAAATTATATCAAGCACAAAAACGTGCATGTACTGCGGATGATTATAAATCAATTTTATTAGAACAAAGACCTGATATAGAATCTATCACTACATATGGTGGTGAAGATGCTGATCCTGTTCAATACGGAAAAGTTTTTATTGCAATAAAACCAGCTGGTAATACAGTCTTTAGTAATATTGCAAAAGAAGCTATTATTAAGGATGTTCTTAAACAAACAAATGTGGTTACAGTTATTCCAGAGATTGTTGATCCAACATTCTTTTATGTAATGTTAGATGTAACAGTTAATTATAATCCTGTTACCAATCTAACGGATGAAGTTACGTTGAAATCAAATATCAACGCATCAATACAAAATTATCTTACAACAAATTTAGAAAAGTTCGATCAGAAATTTAGGTATTCTGCTTTGACACGGGAGATTGATAATACAAATTCTTCAATCAGAAATAGTAAGACGATGGTGAGATATGGTCAACGAATATATCCTGCAACATTTGGTGTAGGAGCAACGTATACTATAAATTTTAATAATCCACTTTTACAAGGTTGTTTTAAGAGTACTCAGTTTGTAGGATCTGATGGACAAACCTGGCAACTGGTTGATGATACTGTAGGTAATATAAAAGTAGTTAGAATGACATCCGGAGTTCTAACAGGGACAACGTGGGTTAATAATTATAACACAGGTCATATTCATAGAGTAGATGATACAGGAACGCTTCATACTGGTAAATATCATTATGAAGAAGAACATGCTGCGGCTAGTGAACTTCTTGAACAAATGATTTTGCCAGACGGAACAACAAATCAAGGAACAATAGATTATGATACTGGAAAAGTAGAAATAATTAATTTTGCACCTGCGTCAATTACGTCTGGTGATTCTTATATTAAATTAAGTGTACATCCTCAAGTGACTACATCTGATATTACTCCTTTAAGAGAACAGATATTAACTTATGATGTAACCGATGCAGAAGCAATTGTTATTAAAATGGTTTCGGAAATAATCTAATATGGCATTAGCATCTCCAAATTCTCCAATACATCCTGATCTTCACGAAAGGATCTCAGTAAAGGTAGAGGGACAGTTACCTGATTTTGTAAAACAAGATCATCCTACGTTTGTAGCTTTTCTTGAGGCTTATTATGAGTACATGGAAGAACAAGGAAAGCCGATTGAGGTTGTTGGTAATTTACAGAATTATATAAATCTCGATAAAACTACTGATGATTTTCTTGAGTATTTCAAACAACAGTTTGGTAAGGATCTTCCAGAGGCAATATTTGCTAATGCTAATAAGCCGTTTGTATTAAAAAATCTTCGTGATTTTTATCTTTCAAAAGGTAGTGAAAAATCTTTTCGATTTTTATTTAGATTATTAAATAAAGAAGAAATAGAATTTTATTATCCTTCTGAGGATATGCTTCGTGTATCAGATGGTAAGTATACAAAGAATAAAATTATTAGAGTAATAGATGCATCTGGAACTAATGCCGTTTATGATTTGGTAGGAAAACAGATCAAGGGTACTATATCGGGTGCAGAGGCAATTGTTGAATTAATATTAAAAGAAAAAGTAGGTCCTACAGAAGTATCAACAATATATTTATCAGGTACGAGAAATGAATTTATAATAGGTGATACTATAGTTGATGGTAGTAATACATATGTAGTTGCTTCTATGGTTACAGAGATCGG